TTATTTCTTTGTCAAGTTTGACCTAGATGCAGCCGCTTCTAGCTCTAATCACAAAGCACCAATATATTTTACAATTGAAGATAATTCACTATTACAAAATTGGTTCGGTAATGTTTGGTTAAATCCGCCTTACGGAAAAAATCAAAGCGTCTGGATTGAAAAATGTATATTAGAAAATCAAAAATTAAACACAGATAAAATATTCGTTTTAATTCCCGCCAGGACAGACACGAAAGTATTTCATGAGCTAATTGTGCCTAATGCTCAACACGTATATTTTATTAAAAGTCGAATTAATTTTAGTCGAGGCCAAGAAAATGAAGGAACGGCATTATTCCCTTCAATGTTGGTTATGTTCAATAATTCAAACGGCATTAACTTTCCTTGTCAATTTCACACACTAAATATTCCTATTGAATCGAGGCGGTTTTAATGTCTGGATTATTTATTGAATTATTTGCTGGGTCGGCACACATGGCTGAAGCATTCAAAAACAACGGCTGGGAAACTTTTACCGTTGATATTCAACAAAATAAATCTAATACAATTGACTTGGTTTGTGATGTTTCAGAATTATGTCTTGATGATCTGCCGACACCTAATCCAGATGAAAAGTTCGTAGTTTGGGCGGGTTTGCCTTGCACTTATTTCTCAATAGCCAATACAGCCGGAAAGAAGCACTTCAAGGCCGGCGGTGAACCGTTGAGCATCGAAGCCCTTAGAGCGTGTGAATTGGCCGTTCATACGCTTGATATTATTACCATGTTAGAACCGGACTTTTGGTTTTTAGAAAATCCTAGAGGACATTTACATCAACAAGATTTCATGAAGAGTTTTCCGATGGAATTAATTTACTATTGTCAATATGGAGCTAGTTATCAAAAGCCGACTATGCTTTGGGGTCAAATGCCCGCTTCATTTTATCCTAGAAATAGATGCAATTGTAATTCACATAGTCAGGTTATTGGAATTGATGAAACTATGTCAAAAGCAGATCGCAATTTATACCCTCAAGAATTAATTAAAGATATTGTTAATTCATGTATTAGAAGTACGGTTGTCGCTCATCCTAGTTTAATGAGGTGGATATAATGCCCTTATTTACATTTTATAGTGATGAAAAACATAGAGGATTAGAGCTATATTGTGATATGTGTAATAGTCAATGGCCTCAATGGTATTATCGCTTAGATAAGACCGATGTATGGCCGTCTTATTGTATATGTGAATCATGTATGGATGAAATTAAATGGGAGATGAAATCTTGAATCTTAGATGTGCAAAATGTCAAACAGTATTTTTAGTAAATACCTTTGAAGATGTAAAAATAATTCAAGCCATGTCTTGCCCAGGTGGAGCGGGTCATAAATTAAGCGAGGTGGCATAATGTCGAGAATAATAAAAACTGTTAGCCTGGATAAAGAGTCTGACGAAATAGCCTCTGGAATATCTAATTTCAGTAAATGGGTTAGAAATAAATTAAAAGAGGAAAAACAGCAATTATCTCACAGTCATACAAATGTTGAGCTATTCAAAAATACAGGATTATGTAGCCCTCATAATTTGCCCAGATGCTTAATGTGCTTTCCTCATGGGAAACCTAGTCAAGATAATATCAAGAAGTTTAACATGGGGTATATTGACAAAGAAGAATTATTAGAATTGACTAAGATTCAATATGGGGGAATAATAGAGATTATTAAGCCAACAATTATTGAAGAAGAGCCTTTAGACCCGCCTATGAGGGAACGAAAATATCTAAGACGGGCTTTGAAATATATCTGGTCTTTTATCTAAGTTAATGGGTTTGCATCATCAACCGCATTTCCTAGATTCGCCAGACCGCCAATAATTGCACCAATCAAACTTGATGGAACGGGCGTACCTGGAATAAAACCTTGAGTTAAATCAACGCCTGGAATTGTATTTATTCCTTCAACAATTGGTGCAAGATTAGACAAACCATCTTTCAACATACCTAGCAAATCATCTAAATCATTAGGTGTGCCAACTAATACTTCTCGACCGGTTATTATTTCAAAAATTGTAGCTCCAATGTATAGATTTTCAAATGTTAGCAATTTATCAATTCCTTCAAACAATTTAGCAATATCACCAATTGCATTGGTTGAAACAAAATCGCGTAATATTTGACGTTCCGATTCTTGTAATTCTATTCTTAGAACTTCCACGCGATCTGGTTTTGCTTTTGGCATTAATATCCATCCGGCTCGCATTCATAACCAACGGCTCGATATTCAAGAGTACCGTTTAGATTAGCGGTAGGGTCTGGATAACCAACCAACATTGAGCCAGGTGGCACAATAAAACTTTCATGTGCTGTTATACGTATATTACCAATTATTGTTGATGGTACTGCGATACTTGTGCCTATTGTTTGACCTACTAAAAACCCACAAGGAAAAGCAACGACATTAGCAATTTCATATGAACCATCAGCTAAATTAGAAGTCCTAGCAGGTAATATTGAAAATAATATTGCACAATTATTAGTATTAGAATTATTAAACAGAGCTAAAGATGTTAATTTAATTGCTTTATCGGCAGGTGCTTGCATAACAGGATATGCAAACCCTGTGTCAGTAGCGGGTGCTGTCGTTGAATAATAATGAAATGCACCTAATGAGGCCAAATTAACACCTCTTATCGGCTTGTCGCATTATTTCCTTCATTCTTTTAATGCCCATTAATTCAGATTCATATAATAATTTGGTAGCCTTTTTCACCGCTTGAGCCTCGGCACGACTCATGACCATGAACCTGGCTTTAGCTCTCTTGCTGATAGCCATTTAATCACCTTAAGCATCCGTTCTAAATACGACTCTAGTATTCAAAGCAATTTGAGCCACGCATTGAGTAAAGAACCCGCTATCAACAGCAGGGTCATTTGGAATTACAGTTCCGATAGGCGTACCAGAACCATTCAAGAAATAAACGGGACTTGAGAAGTTTGTCGCGTTATTTCCGCCCATAGCGAAAGCGTGGGAAACGGTTCGACCTTGCAGGGTTTCACCGATTGATTGACCGGTTAATACTGAAACTAATTCATGCTCACCCGCACCGGTAGGCGTAGCACTAAATACATGATATTCGCCATTTGTGCAAGCGACTGAAAGACCGACTTCACGATCTGCCACTGCATTAGCCATTACAATAACTGAATCACCAGATACTAATCTTTTCGGGTAGGGTAGCATAGCAGGCATTCCCATTCCAGAGCTAAGACCAGATACAGGTAAAGCCGCTTTGATTTTACCCGCACTTCTAATGTACGCGTAGCATACATCATTTTCCGCATCTATCCCAGCACTAACGACTGTTGGATTTGGAAGGGATTGAGTCGCGAAAGTTCCCGCCGGTTGAGCCGCACCCACGAAGTTTGCGTCTGTTTGAATCTCATCTTCTGTTGCCTCTGTTAGGGCTGTATTAGCCAAAGGAACGACACCGCCGCCTCTCATTACTAATGCCCCGCTTGAATCCACGTTTGCCATATTTAGCACCTCACAGTTTTATTCCCGCCCCAAGTAAAGGCTTCATTAAATTACGATTAATATTGTTGATTGGTCTGCGTAGTAATCTTTTTCCTACATTAAAAGTGATTGCCGTAGTAGCCGCACCAATAGCCATTGGTACGATATTTGAGGACAAATTACCCGCCATTTCACCAACAGCAAGAGAAGGGTTAGAAATTAAATCACCTAAACTAATTTCATCAGTACCAGAGACAACCATGCTCGTTGAATAATCGCTAATGTTAAACATTGGCTTTTCTGTTAAATCAGTAGCTCCGGTAAAGAATCCGAAAACACCCGTTCCGGTAATTCCTCTTGATAATATCTCAGCATATGTGAGGCTTTCCAGGGCATTTATAATTGAAAAAGACCTTCTTGACCTTCTTCGCGTGGTTTTCTTACGAGCCATAATTCAAGGTCTGTTAAAATGTCGCTATTAATCTTTTTTCTGAAATTGGCCGTTTTCAGATCGTAAGTCTATTACTTGACTTGCTTTGTTTCCGTTGGCCGCATTTTTCAGTAATTCACCTATGGCAGCCTGGATTGGATTAATTGGTTCACCGCCTAAACCGTATTGTTGAATAACTGCGGCTAATTTTCCGTCTAATTTTTCTTCTAGCTCGTCTGATGCATCATAGATAGTTTTGTTCAATTGAGATAACCCCCAAAGAATGACAAAAATCTCAATTATAGTGCAAGCGGCTAATACTAGGTGTTCAATCATATCTGGAACGGACTCAACACCGCCCTTAAACCTTGTTTGTGTATTATTATTATTATTATTAGTATAGTATAGTAGTAGTAGTAGTAGTATAGTAATAATTAATGACATTACATAACATATCTGTAATAATTACAGTTATAACCCCCTACGGTGTCCGCTAATCTATGAAACATGACAAATTAATGACGGCTATGACATCGAGCGAACATCAAGATTGGGCGACACCGCCTAATTTGGTAAAATACATTGAAGATTATTTCTTTGTCAAGTTTGACCTAGATGCAGCCGCTTCTAGCTCTAATCACAAAGCACCAATATATTTTACAATTGAAGATAATTCACTATTACAAAATTGGTTCGGTAATGTTTGGTTAAA